TGCAACTCCGGGAGTCTTAAGTAAATCTATAACATTAGATGATTTTACTAGTCCTCCATTGACTGCTACTGTATAAGGTTGAGATGCAGGCATATTTAGAAGTACCTTCTATCGTCTGTCATGTAAGAAGGACTTGGATTAATTAAATTTGATTTCATTTGTCTCATTCCTTTTTTATAATCATCTAAAGCAAAGGCTGCTTGTTGTGGGCTTTCTTTAAATTGCCACACGTAATATCTAGTTCTCGCTGTTATTACATTAGCGTATTGGTCTGGAAATACTATTTCATCTCCAAATGCTGATAAAGGAGTAGGAGCACTATAAGCATAAAAGTGCACGTTGTAAACTTTATCAGGTATAGGGCTTAGACCAAATTTGCGATGGTCAGGACTACGAATTACAAACTGGGGTTCTCCATAATTTTGTGAATCCGCATCATCAGAGTTTTCTGCATTTCTATAGTATCGTGTCCAGTCTTCTAAAGTTAAAAAAGTTAGTCCTTTAGAAACAAAAGGTGCAGATTCTCCACTTACATTTATAGTAGTTACATAAAAATCATCCCAGTCTATAGAAGAATAGTCAGTAGTTATACTAGAACTACCAGACTTTAACGTATACCATCTTGTTCCTGCTACACTTGCTACGGTTACATTACCATAGAAAGGGTCTGTTTCTCCACTAGCTGCAACTGCAAAGAAAGGAAGTTGTGGTTCTTCATTTGCAATATCGTTAATAGATTTATTAATACTTTCTTTAACAAAGTTTTGAATACCTTTTGCACTAGCAAAAGTTGCAGATGTTAATTCAATTTCATTAAGTTCTCTTAAAATATCGTTTGTTAATGTTAAGTATGTAGTTGCCATTGTTATTTACTTTTAGCTTTTAGTTTTGCTTTTTTACTTAAGTCTTTAAAATGAAATAGTTTTTGACTAGTTTTACCATGAGTTTTACCTGTGTGTAAATCTCCGTTAGGCATTTTGTGACTTCCACCTTTATGTTCGGTTCCGTCTTTTTTATAATGTTTTACACCTTTCATATTAACAAGGTTTTGCTTTAGGCATTGCTTCGCCACCTTTGTTGTACATCATACGACCACCTTTCATCATTTTCTTTTTAGCCATACCACCATACATCATTTTTTCTTTTTTATTTTTTCCGTACATATTTATATCCTTTTGTAAAAAAAGAGGAGGAGTCCGAAGACTCCCCCAATTTATATGCTTAGTCGATTCCGTAGAATGCACCTACTAAGGCTTCGTCTCTAAGTACTTTCGCACCATAGACATGAAGACCTCTAACAATGTCACCAAACGATGTTGGGTCTCTCAACACTTCTGTTGAAAGAATTGTGTTAGCAGTTGCAGTTGAAGACATGTGACCACCTAAACATTTACCTGCAGCATTAGATGTTGCAGCAATGTTATTAGATTTGTACATATCAAATCCACGTAGTTTTCCACTTGAAACTAAACCATTTCTAATAGAACCTTGTCCACCATTAAAGTCGACAGATAGTAATTTAGAAGATGATTGCCCTAGCACTTCGTAGAAGTCAGGACTTGCAACGAACCATCTACCTTCTTCAGGTACATTTTGTTCGTCTAATAGTCTTGACATTCTAGCCATAAGGTCTAGAGGGTCAGTTTCACTAGACTGTCCTAAGTCAGCAGCACCAGAGCCATCAAAGACTCCTGCAGCTAAATCGGTTGCACTGTCAGCACCTAACACGTGGTCTGGTGATGAAGCAGATAAACCTGCGAACATAACAGCAAGAACTGCTGCATCGTATGAATCTTTTAATGCATACGCAGCAGAGCTAGAAGCAATCTCTTTGAAGTTGACATGTGACATGTTAGTTTCAATATCATCTACGATGAATTTGAAAGCTTTAGCACTATCAACAACCAAAGTAATCTCTTGGTCTGTTAGTCTTGTTTCTGTGGTATCGCTATTTCTTGTGTAATCTGACACTGAAATAACGGGTTCTTTTATAATCTTTACTGAGTCTCCGAATGAGGATATTTCACCGGCATAGTCGGTGTTAGTAATAGCTTCAACTACCGAGGCTTTTCTAAAAAAGTTTAAAACCTTTTTAGAGTAAACCGAAGGTAAAAAGAAACTATTAGTTTGTCCTGCTACGGAGTTAGCAAAGTTAGCATTTGTATCTGTTCCGGGTTCAAAAAATTGAGCCATGATACTTTCTCCTTTGTTAAGTTATAGTTTATTTTGTGATTCTGCCTTCTTGCATAGCATCTGATATTTCCTTTTCGTATTTATCAAATTCTGCCATACTCAATGCAGCAATCTCCCTTTCTGACCAAACCTTCTCTTGCTTTGTATCTACACTAGTTGTTTTAGTGGAGACCATATCAGCAGCAGATTGTCTAGTCGGTTTAGAATTTGACTTCTTCTTTTTAGAAGCTTCAATTCCAAAATCTTTTTTAAACAAATCAAGAGCACGAGAAGCTAAATCAGCATCATCAGTATTTCCTGTTATCCATTGTTGAATAGACTCAGGCTGTTCCTTAGTCCAATCTTGAAAGGTATCGCTATTTTTAATATCTTCAAAATCAGGATGATTATCTGCTAACCTTTTTAAAGCATCACGTTGTGATATTTCTTGCTCTCTTTGTTGGAGTTGACTAAGACGTTCTTCTAGAACTTTTGCCTTAGATTCACTTTGTAAGTGAGCCACAGTTTCTACCACTTCGTAAACATCAGGATATTCATTTTTAAATTGTTCAAGTTCTTCTGGAGATTTAGGAGTATTATATTCAGTTCTATTTTTAGTAGCTTCTTCTAATAACTCTTGTTCTCTAGACTTAAATTCATTAAGTTTAGTATCATAATGTTTCTTTAAATCATCATATCGTTTTTTATAGTTAGGACGTTTGTAAGGTTTATCCTCACCTACTTCCTGTTCTATTTCTTCTACACTTTCAGGTTCAGCATTAGCTTGACTTTCAGGTGTAAAAAATAAACTATCTGATGATACAAAAGGTTTATCTTCTATATTGTGCCATTCTTTTTTTGCATTATAAGGATTGGCTTCTTCTTCTTTTAAGACTTGTTCAGTCATTTTCTATCTCCTACTCAGGGCTTCGTTCACAAGGTAGCTCTATGTCGACTAGAGGGCTTGTTTGTAAAGGTAGCCTTTCGGTTATTATTTAATAAAGTGCCTAATATTTAGGGTAGCTCTATTGATTATTAGCTTCTTACGTGTTTTTGATTTGGGTCGAGCATCATTCGTTTTTTAATCTCATCCCCTACAATATCTTTTTGTTCTTGCCTTGCAGCAAGAGCAGACACTGTAGGTCTTGAAACTCGAATGTTTTGTTGTTGTGCAGCTTGCACTGGCATTTCAACACTCTCTTCTTCAATCTCTCCACCTTCCGCTACTTGTTGTCTTTCATCTGCACTAGCTTCTGCTTCTTTCATTACAGCTTCTAAATTATCAGCTCCAATTTCTTCAGTTGCTTTTGCAGTAAAGACAAACTCTCCATCCGATAACCTTGCAGGTATCGAATCGGATACTCCAGAACCCGGACCATTAACTGGTCCAGACCCTGCGAATTCTGTTGCAACGTCTATAACTTTATCAAATATTAATGATAGTTTATCGTTGCTTTCTAATTGTTCCATTAAGAAGTCTTCTTCTTCTTCATCTAAAGCTTCATCTAATATAAAGTCTAGGTAATCACTTTCCATAGTTTCATCTGAAACCATAGGTTCTTCTATTGGCATTTCTTCTTCCATAGGCATACTTTCTTCACCAAGCATCATTTCCATTTGAGAATTAATATCTCCACCTTCTGCTTTTTGTTGTCTTGTTGTTCTGGGTTTTTGTTTATCATTACTCTGTAGTTTTTTTAATGCTTTAGAATATTCTTCTGCTTCTTCAGAAGTTAAATATTCTCCTGACATCGCATTTAAAGATTTAGGTTTTGTACCTGTAACAACTGAGCCGAGTTTAGTTAGTTTACGATATAATTTACCGGCTATGCTTTTTTCAAAGTCTTTGAAACTTTGATTATTTTTTAATCTATCTTGATAAAGTGCTTCCATTATTAGTTTATGGTCGCTTTGTATGTCTCCACCTGCATTAAAGACTCCTCTTCCTTTAAGAACATCAGCTTGTGTAACTTTGCCATCACCTGTTAAGTCTGTTAATTTTTTCTTAGCCATTATGATTCCTGTCTATTAATTGCTTCTATTACTTCATCCCTCAACTGCTCTAGGTGTACCACTAAACGTAGTTTCCCCTGACTGCGGTACATTTCCTGTTCCGATGTTGCCCCCACCAGTGCCTGTACTTCCAAGGCTTTGAGGTTCTTGAGGTGCTCCACTAGAGGCTCCCATGTCTCCGGGTTGTTGACCAGAAGGGCTAGGCTCTTCGCCTGTTGTTTGTTGAGCATTTTGCATTCCTATAATTTGTGCCATCATTGCAGCTTCTTCAGGGTCATTGAGTATTTCATCAGGGTCTAAGTCTAAGCTGTAGGCTAGTTCACTTACAAGTTTAGAAATCTTAACGAAAGGAGCAATAGCAGGACTTTGTGCAGTTTGTAAGAACATAGTCAACCTTTGACTTCGTACTTCTTTTTGCATCAAGCTATTTGTTCCAGTTGCTTTAACTTCTAAATCACCTTTAACATCAAGACCACCTTCAAAGAATTGCATATTCCATTGGAAGTATGATTCTCCTAAAGGCTTTAATAAAAAATCATCTAAGTTTTTTATAACTGTTTTAATGTTTAAACTAGATGCACCTAGTAACATAGACATGCCTGAGGCAGTTCTAGTCATACTTTGTACACCTGTTTGTCCATGAGAATAACTAGGTATGCCTGTTTGTTCGTCTGCAAGTTGTCTAAACTTGTCAAACATCATCATGTTTTCTGGAGCAGTATT